GAGTATTATTTGGCTTGTGCTGGTATAAAAAAGGCTTTAGATTGGTATGAGACCAATACTTTCACTAAAACAATGATAGAAATAGATAAAATAAAAGAAAATAACAAATTAAATTAAAACAAACAAGATGAGAGGATATAATAAACAAATAGCAGATGATTTAGCTAAAGATTACGAACAGTTAACAGGAATTGAGCTAAATAGTAATTCAAGGAAGACAGAGATAATGATTACACGAACATTATTCTATAAAATACTAAAAGATTTGAACTTTATGACTGATGAGATGATTTCTGATTGGTTTAGTACAAGAGGTGTGCAAAAAGGTCGTTCTTCTATAACTCACGCAGTAAAAAAAATAGGTATCTACTATAAATCATTTGCATCGTTTAGAAATACATATAATGTATACTTTAATGATAAGGCTGAAGAGTTTCTTACAATAGAACAAGCACAAAAGAAGCGTTTAAACGACTCTAAACAGAATATCTATACAAATACACTAAACAAAGATAAAGATGCCTTAGAAGTGCTTATAGACACTATTCCAGAGGAGAGAAGAGAAGAAGTGCGAGAGATTGTTAGTTTAAGGATTAAATCTTGGAGTTGGAAAACTAAAGATGAATGTCAAGTTTTTTTAGGAGAAACCTCTATGGAGGGTTACTGTTTTTAATCAATAAATTATATATTATGGGAATATTTATAACAATACTTATTATAGTGATAATAAAAATAATAGTTACAATCAAAGAGAATTAATTATGAGAGGAACACAACCACATTACGAGAACGGAAAAGATTACGACATCATAGATGTTATAAGAGATTACGATTTAAACTTCTGTAGAGGTAATATCATCAAGTATATTGCAAGAGCAGGTAAGAAACACGATGAACTACTTGACTTAATTAAGGCACAAGACTACTTAAATAGGGAGATAGAACTGTTGAGAAGTAAAGATAGGGTAGACAGGTAAATGTTAAAGAAATGTTAAAATTTGTTAAAAAGTATTGTCATTTTAAAAAAGTATTGTAGATTTGTATAATAATCAGGCAGATTGCCATAAAATAAATAATTATGTTACATTACAAAATTTACGACAACCAAAAGAAAACTGCACAAAAAGTGTTTAACTCAATTAGTCTTGGTAATAGACGAATACACTTAGTTGCACCTACACAGTCAGGTAAGACAGGAACTATTATTCATTTAGCTAATATGCTTCCTAATGACAACTTTATATTGACATCAGGAATGATGGACAATCATTTGTTTAATCAGAATAGTTATATTGCAGAAGTTGCTGCTAACAACATTAGAGCTATAAAGATACATAACTTACTTAAAGAACCTAATCCTAAGAAGATAGTTAAAGACCTTAACATAAAGTACATTGTTATTGATGAGAATCATTTTGGTATAGGTGAAGAGTCAAGATTAGATTTATTTATAAAAGACTTGCATAGTAACTGTCCTAATGTTACTATCATATGGGTTGGAGCTACAGGTTACCAGTTAATAAACAGTAGTGTTATTGATGATACTATACAGATGGAAGTTCCAAGTAATTACTATGGTGTTTCAGATATAATAAAGTCAGGTAACGTTATAGACTCTAAGAACTTTGAATACTTGTCTGAGTTAGATTCTAAGATTAGAAAAAAGAATAAGGTAGACTATGGTGTTATTGTTAACGATGAGATGATGAATGTACTTAATCACTTAAAATCATTTAAGAATGGATTAGGTATTCTTAGAGTTCGTTCAAGAGCATCTGCAAGTGTTTTAAAACGTAGTTTAGCTAATAGATTTCCTTATGCTAAAGTTTTTGTTGCAGTATCAGGTAACGGAGGCTCGTCTATATCAGAGTCAATAAAAGATGCTAAAATACTATGTAAGAATAAAAGAGTTGTATTAATTGTATGTCAATCATTGAAAGCTGGTATTGATTTAGGTGATGCAAAAGAATACATTAGGTTTGTGGTAGAGACTTATAAAACTTGTGCATCTGTGTCTCAAGGTTTGGTAGGTAGGATATGTGGTTATCACAATAACACATCTTGTTTATTTGTAGCAGACCCAGAAGCTATAGCTTTACAAGCTGCTTATGAGAATGACCATAGAGTTGTTAATGAGGATTTTTTATCTAAGTGTTTCTCAGAAAACTCAAAGAGGTTAGCTACTAACTTTTCATTCAAGAGCAAGTTTAACACTAAGAGTGAATATTACTATGGAGGTAACTCTTATAAAGTTAGTTCAATATTGGAACTTAAAAAAGAATGGTTTGCTGGTTATGATGACAGATACCTTGACAAAATAGCTAAACTTATGATTAAAATTAAAGATAGTAATGGTCAATATGTTTTAAAGTCATCAGACTATCCTTGCAATACAGATAGAATAAACACAATTCAAAGTGAAAAGTTTAAGCATAGAAAACAGTTTAACTCTTACATAAACAAAATGAGTGATAGAATTAACTTTACATCCATATTCCATAGGTTTGCTAATACCTCAGAGGGTAGAAGAAGAGGTGGATTGAAGGGTGGTGATTCTAATAAAGATTATGCTAAAGCAATAAAAGTTGGTGTTTTGTATGATAATAACGATAAAATGTTCTATATTGCGGTCAGAGATTCGCATATGACAAAGAGACAACTTAACTTAAATATTACTAATAAAACTATTTTTAACCTATTAAACGTATAATTATGAGATTTAAAGAGATTACAGTAGAACTGATAGAGAAGTACTTAGATGGAGTACTTCACGGAGACGAAGAGCATAGAGAATGGCTTACTGAAGCTACCTACGCATTCTTTGCAGAAGACAAGCCAGTACCTCCACCAAGAGGCTCAGGGACTAAAGATAGGCTTTATAAAGAGATAGAAACACTTCGATTAAAAATAAAACAATTAGAACAATGAAAGAACAACTAAAGGATAAGATATTATCAATAAGACCAGAATATTCAACAGAAGGCTTTTCTTCGAACCCACTTCCTAACGAGGTTTCTATCTATTATGAGGGAGAAGATTATACAATAGACTTATTCCTTGACATAAACGAAGTGCTAAGGATAGACATATTAGAGGGAGAAGATGTTTATCCTTTGTCAGATGCAGATGTTACTTTTATATGTGGTTACTTGTCAGGCTTGTTAGAGTACCAAATAGAGATTACAAAGAACTATTACGAGGCTGAAAGAGGTGAGCAAGACAACTATTACTACTATAGCTAAAAAACAAATGTATGTTAGATAGGATATTGGAAATTATTGATGAAGAAGATTTATTAAAAGCCGATGGTTTTGATAATGCTATAATTGGATTAGATAACCAAAGTATGAGGTTAATATATTCTAAAAGTTTATGTATAAGTATTCTTATGTCAGATGGTATGACCGAAGAAGATGCTTTAGAGTATTTTGAATTTAATGTTAGTTCTGCTTGGGTTGGAGATATGACACCTATTTGGTGCTTAGATGATTTGTAAAAAACAAAACAACAACACATTAGTTATCATAATATGAGTAATTCACAAGAGATTAAGCCAACAGATGGTAGAAAAGGGAATAGTAGAAAGAAATCTATTCCCAAGCTACCTGTACCAGATAAAGAGAGGTCTAACAAACCTGCAATGAATACTGCTAAGAAGAATCGTAAGAAGCAATATGCTAAGAAAGCTATCAAGAATGTATTTGGTAGTGAGGTAAATGCTTTTGAGAGTTTAGCTGAGAAAGCAAAAGAAGGTAGCTACAATCATATGAAATTACTTATGGACTATGCTTATGATGAAGACAAGGAAACCTCTACTAAGAAACCTAATGCTCCTGTGATTAACTTTTTTGGAGATAGTATTGAGGGTAAGAAGATTAAAGATAAGATTATAGACGTAACACCAAAGGATGAGTAAGATAGACATACACGAAAAATACATACCTGTTTTCAAGAATGATAGCAGGTATTTTGTTGTTACAGGAGGTAGGGGTAGTGGTAAGTCGTTTGGTATAAACGTATTCTTACTTAACCTAACCTATGAACAAGGTCATAAGATACTGTTCTCACGTTATACAATGATGTCAGCACATACATCTATTATACCTGAATTTATTGAGAAGATTAACTTAATGGGAGTTCACGATGACTTTAGGATAACTAAAGATGAGATTATGAACCTAAAGACAGGTAGCTCTATAATATTTAAAGGTATTAGAACGTCATCTGGTAACCAAACTGCTGCACTTAAATCCTTGAATGGTATAACTACATTTGTTGTAGATGAAGCAGAGGAACTTGTAGATGAGGGTACATTTGATAAGATTGACTTCTCTATACGTTCACAAACTAAACAGAACAGAGTTATTCTTATACTGAATCCAACAACTAAAGAGCATTGGATATATCAGAGGTTCTTCCAAAATGAAAACGTATTGGCAGCTTCCAATATGAT